GAAGAGTTTCTTCGATTTCAAAGCGAAGGAGATAATTTCAAAATCAATTGACTTTAAGAACTTGTCAACAGAGCTATCGTTTTTTGAAAGATTAAAAATAACCGACAATGTAGAACTCGATGAAAACGGAAATCCAGTAATTAATAAATTTTTAGAAAACTTTAAATAGGAGAAAAAAAGCATGCCCGAATACACAGTAAAATGGCCACTAGAATTTAATTCTGTTAACACAGGATTCTCAACATTGGGGCAAGAAGAATTAAAAGAAGTAGCTGTTTTTAATTTAAAAAATATTCTTCTAACAGTTCCAGGTGAAAGAATAATGTATCCTAATTTTGGAGTAGGGATTAAAGAATATTTATTTGATCAAGATAATGATTTAATTTTTCAAAGCCTTGAATCAAAATTTAGAAATCAAGTTGATATATGGTGTCCTTATATTAATATAAAGACTGTAAATATTAATTCTGTTGATAATACTTTAAACATAAGGGTCAAGTATTCAATAGCAGCTGTAGAGATTAATGATGAATTAAATCTAGACATACCATTATAAAAAAGAAAAAAAACTATTTAGAACAAATAGAGGGACCTATAGATGCCAAAAAATAAAAATATTAAAATCGACTATACTGCTAGAGATTTTGACAAAATAAAAAAAGAACTCGTGGATTACGCACAAAGATATTATCCTGACAATTATAGAGACTTCTCAACACCTTCATTCGGATCTATGCTTTTAGACACAGTTGCTTATGTTGGAGATGTATTATCATATTATCTAGACTACAGTGTTAATGAAAGTTTCTTGGACACTAGTATAGAGTTTGATAACATAAGAAGACACGCTAGGTCTTTGGGTTATAATTTTAGTGGAATCCCTTCTTCTTATGGTATTTTAACTTTGTTTGTTATTGTTCCTTCTAATGCCGATGGAACAGCGCCGGATTTAAATTATGCTCCTATATTAAAGGGAGGCAGTTCTTTTACTAGTATTAATGGTGGTAACTTTATCTTATCGGAGGATGTGGATTTTTCTCAAGCAAACAATGACGTTGTGGCTGCAAGATTTGATTCAGAAACAGGTCAAACAACTTTTTTTGCTATAAGAGCATACGGACAAATAGAGTCGGGTCTAATTCAGGTTGCAAAAGCAGATCTGAGAAACCAAGGTTATGTTAAGTTCAAAAAAGTTAGAGTTGGCCCAAGTACAATAACAGATATTCTCAAAGTTGTAGACACAGATGGAAATATTTATTATCAAGTAGATAATTTATCCCAAGAAACAATATTTTTAGAAACAACCAACAAAAATGCACAGACAGATGGTGTCAGATCAATATTGAAACCATTTGCAGTTTCTAGAAGATTCACAGTTGAAAGAGACGACCTGGGAACATACTTGCAGTTTGGTTTCGGAGTAGATGACGAAGACACTGATGGTCTCGTTGAGCCTTCCAAAATAGCCCTCAAGATGCACGGAAAAAATTATATATCAAAAACTAGTTTTGATCCTTCAAAATTACTAAAGACAAATAAGCTGGGGATCTCTCCATCTAATACTATTTTGAGAATAACATACCGAACAAATTCTGTGAAGGCCAATAATGCTCCTTCTAATTCTATAAAGACAGTGGGTAATAAATCCATGGATTTCAAAGATCCACTGACCCTTGTACGTTCAAAGGCACAAGCTGTTATAGATTCATTAGAAGTTGTTAATGACGATCCCTTATATACAGTTAATCAAGATCAAACCCTAGAAGAATTAAAGCAGAGAGCTAAAGGTCATTATGCTAGTCAAAGCCGTGCTGTTACAAAACAAGATTATGAGTCTTTGGTGTACAATATGCCAAAGAAGTTTGGCGCTCTTAAAAGAGTAAACTTGATAAATCCTTCTAACAATTCAGAAAGAAAAATGCGATTGTATGTTATGGGAGAAGATAATCAAGGACATCTGACTGCGGCAAACCTAATGATTAAAAACAATTTAAAAAATTGGCTAGCAAGATATAAAAGTATAACAGATACAATTGAAATATATGATGCTAAAGTCTTGAATTTTAAAGTAGACTTTGTAGTAACCGGTGATAAAAGGTTCTCAACCAATTCTGTGTATAATTCATGTATAACAAGAATAACAGAATTATTCTCAGAAACCTTTTATATCGGAGAGCCGCTATATATAGGCAGAATATATCAAGTGCTGAATAAATTGGACAGTGTTACAGATGTTGTTTCGGTTAGTTTAAAAACAGCCACAGGTGGTGGATATTCAAGTAGTTTTGTTGATCTTGTAGAATTGCTATCGACAGACGGTACTTATTATAAGGCTCCAAAGAATTGTATATTCGAATTAAAATATCCTAAAAATGATATTAAAGGGAGCGTGATATAATGGCATTTAAAAGATACACAGCGTCTAAAGATAACACAATAACAAATTCTTTTCAAGAAAATATGAGTATTAGAGGGACTGGATCGAACATGGGTCAATCTGATATCTTAGAAGTATTTTATATCTACGCACAACAAAGTACAACTAGTGAGGAAAAAGCTAGAATAATATTAGAATTTCCAATAAGTGAATTATCAACTGATAGAACAAACAGTATAATACCCAATTCCGGAAGTGTTTCTTTTTTCTTGAAATTGACAAACGCTAAACACTCTTCTACAACCCCTAGGGATTTCAAAATAACAGTTCATGGAGTGTCTGGTTCTTGGCAAGAAGGACGAGGATTAGATATGGAAGGATACACTGATCTGACGTATGATAATACTGGATCTAACTGGGTTAACAGGGAAGGAGCCACTGCGTGGATTTCCGCCGGTGGCGATTATTATACGGATTCTAGTTCTTCTTTTGATGTATCTTTTACAAAGGGAACAGAGGATTTAGAAGTTGACGTAACAACTTTGGTTGAGCAGTGGCTTGATAGTGGTGGTAATGTGTTGGGTGAAAAAGATAATCATGGTTTCATGATAAAATTGTCTTCGTCGTATGAAAATTCAACAATTGATTCCTACTATACAAAAAAATTCTTTGCAAGATCATCAGAGTTTTTCTTCCGCAGACCAACACTTGAAGCTCGTTGGGATTCTAGTACAAGAGATAACAGATCGAATCTTCATTATAGTTCTTCTGTATTGCCGCCCCAAGAAAATTTAATGAGTCTTTACATGTATAACTACTTTAGGGGAAACCTTTATGATATTGCTGGAAGTTCCGACGAAATTCCTGTTCTAAATCTTTACAAGTCTTCTGGGTCTGTGCCTGAGTTAGACGCTCGTTATTTCCGAGATTCTTCCAATACTGCGGTAAATTTTCTGTCTGCTTCACGACAATCAAAAGGAGTGTATAAAGCTACTTTTTCGGTAACTTCTAGTATTGTAGATTCAACCTACCCTTATCTTGTGGACGTATGGACTTATTCTGGTAGCCAAGTACACACAGGTTCTGCTATTACTCCCCAAACTCATGACTTTTCAAATTATAACCCAAATCCAAGTTACGTTATATCAATGCCTAATCTGAAGAAATCATATTCTAAAAACGAAACAGAGAGATTTAGATTATATGTCCGCGAAAAAGGCTGGTCTCCAAACATTTATACTGTGGCCAAAAGAACAACCCCAACCTTACTGATTCAATCTGCCTCATATAAAGTTATACGAATTTCTGATGAAAAAATAGTAGTCCCATATAACACTGGCTCTAATTCTTCTACAATATTATCATATGATTCTGAGGGAAATTATTTTGACTTAGACATGTCAACATTAGAACCAGGCTATACGTTTGCTTTCCAATTTTCCTTTTATGAAGAAAGTGTCAATTCATACAGAGAACAACCGCATATATTCAAGTTTAGAATGTCTGAAGAAGAGATATAATAATGAGCATAAAAGATTTATTTAATAACAAACCCACATCGTATGATACAGCCAATAGTTCTAGTATCGAAGTGGAATCCTATGATTATATTTTACAAAAGAATAAACAAAACAATGAATTTGTACCGAGACTAGATTTTTCATCCGCCTCCAACTTTGTATTTTACGGATCTGCTGAAGAATACTATAAGTCTGCAATTGAAAGAATCTATAATTTTTACCCATATGATGGATCAAAGAAGGAAAAGATAGAGTTTTCTCTATCATCTTCTTATATAGATGATTGGCTGTATAAGAATAAGTACCCAAAAACAGTTGGCCATATACAGTTTTCTCATGCAGGGTGGGGGAGCCTTTCTACTAAAACCAATGGTTTCGGACTTCCGAACAGCAAAGAATATATATATTCTCGTGGCGGATTACACACAGCTTCCGCTATGGCCGACAATCCACTATACAAGACTTTTAATAAATCCGTAAAGTATGAATCAGAAAAAAATAGAACTACAAATTATAGAATGAACACTCCAGACGGAATGTCTGTCGAATTTTGGCTGAAAAAAGAATCATTTGAGATTTCAAAGACAGAAAAAGAGGTTATCTTAGATCTTTGGAATGGAGAACTTTCTTCATCATCTGATTATGGTAGAATGACTATAGCGTTGACTTCTTCTGCCCAAGCCGACGGTTCCGATACTTTCATACTAACAATGCATTCCGGTACAGTCGGCTTCTCGGAGCTAGCTATCGGCACTAATACAATAACAACCGGCTCTCTGTCTAGTTGGCATCACTATGCTTTGACCTTTACCTCTGCTTCATCTGGTATCAATACTAGAATATATCTAGATGGTATACTTAATGACAGTAAAACTCTAGGAACTTCCGGAATGGAAGAAATTGAAGGGCTAGTTAATGCCTACATTGGAGCCTTGCAAACATCCCCATCCTCTAGTAATGGAGCTCTAACACAAGATGAATTAAAATATTCCGGAAAACTTAGTGCTAGTTTGGATGATTTTAGATATTGGAAAACTCTTAGATCTTCTAAGCAGATACTTGACAATTGGAATAGATCTGTTGGCGCAGGAACAAACTCTGATGACGCAAATGTAAACTTAGGAGTATATTATAAATTCAATGAAGGGGTAGTCGGAACTGATGTTCTCGATTCTGTTGTATTAGATTATTCTGGAAGAATCGTGAATGGAACTTGGGTCGGATATTCATCTGGTGCTAGAAATATCACTAGTGCTATAGAATTATACGATAGTATTTTGACAGAAGAAAAAGATCCAATTATATACAGTGCTCATCCGGAAGTGGTTGCTCTAAAAACAGAAATGTTGACATCCGGGAGTCTATATGACCAAGAAAATGGAAATATGCTTATCAACAAGA